GTAGTTACACAGCCAGTTTTATCTTGGGTCGTACTGTAAGTTACAAAGCTCGAAAACTCCTGGGCTGGATGGGTGTTCCAGAGATGGAAATAGAGATGTTGAATCTGGAGAGCCTGCGACATCGAAGCATCAATGGCATCTTAGAAGATCGACAACAGATGTGGAACACATTGAGCGGTGTTTCATTTGAAGAACGAGACTTGCCACCATTTGCTGAATTGCTGACACCTGAACACAAGTTTTATTGGAACTATGTGCGTGGCAGGCATGTGCCCGAAGACTTTCCGGTCATGGTGCAGATACAAAATGATGGCATACACTGGACAAGATTGCATGTGGTCATACCATTCACCTACGACAACAAAATTGTGGGATACACCTGTAGATTTTTAGATGACCGGCAACCCAAGTTTATCAGTGACAGTCAACCTGGTTATGTGTTTGGCACAGACTTACAACCTACAGATTGGCAGCATGTGATTGTAACCGAAGGCATCTTTGATGCACTCAGCATAGGTGGTGTGGCAGTGATGCACAATACCATAAATGATGCACAAGTTAGATTGATACGCAGTCTAGACAAACAGATCACAGTGGTACCAGATCAAGACAAGGCAGGCGTTGAATTAATTGACCGTGCAGTGGAACTGGGTTGGGCAGTGAGCATACCAGACTGGCCTGCGGGCTGCAAAGACGTCAACGATGCGGTGATAAAGTTGGGCCGATTAGGTGCCCTGCTAACTATAATGCAATCGCGAGAGACCAGTAGAATCAAGATAGAACTAAGGAAAAAAGCACTTGTTAAAAGACTACAATAGACTTTGGGTATTTGGTGATAGTTATACAACCCCAGATTTTTGTGTAAGCCCACAAGATAGTTTCTGGGGACTAACTGCCAAACATTTAAATGCTAAAGAAATTATAAACTGTTCATGGCCAGGTAACAGTTTTGGCAGTGTTTGTCACTTGCTGGTGGGCATGCAACAGCAATTTAATTTCAATCAAGACTTTTTTATAATTGGAGTACCTCCTCTAGAACGACTAACAGTTTTTGACAATTTTAAAAATACCAAATATAATGCTAAATGTTTTAAAACTGATACCTGGAGTAAAACACAGCAACGACTTGACTGTCACACAGGATTGCAAATAATAAGAGGTCACGAAGCCCAACAAATGGTTGTTTATGAAGACCGTTCCTGGACTGAGACTCAAGCATTGACAACATTGTTTTTAATAACTACCTGGTTGGATTCCGTCAATGCAAATTATTTGGTAGTGAATCTAGGCAAGCCACTCGATGCCAACAATAAATGGGGGCCAAGTGAATTTGTATTGCCATTTTGTCAAAATCACAGTAGATGCATACTGTTTGAAGATACCTATTACTCGGTGAATGTAAACCTCAACAAGCCAGCAGATTTCAAACAACACGGATGGCAGGGACATCACGGACCAGCAGGCAACGCACATTTTTTTGAGACCAGTGTAAAGGGAAGACTTTGTTAAAAGAATACGGACTTGACGTTCAGCGACTATTTTTAGAAATGATGTTGGAAGACGCACAGAGCTATGTGCGTGTGCAGAATATCTACAACCCACAGAACTTTGATAAAAGTTTGCGACCAGCGGCTGAGTTCATAAAAGAACACTCGGACAAGTTTAAAACCCTGCCTGAACGCACACAGATTAGTGCCGAAACTGGTGTAAAACTACAACCAGTGCCGGACTTGAACGAAGGCCACTACGACTGGTTCATGAGTGAGTTTGAAAGTTTTACCAAGCGCCAAGAACTTGAACGTGCTATTTTGAAGTCAGCAGACTTGTTGGAAAAGGGTGACTTTGAGCCAGTTGAAAAACTGATCAAGGATGCGGTACAGATATCATTGACCAAAGACTTGGGCATGGACTTCTGGTATGATCCTGAAGGCATGCTCACACGTTACTTTGACTCTGGCGGACAAGTGTCAACAGGTTGGCCGCAAATGGACCGACTACTGTATGGCGGGTTTAGTCGTGGTGAACTCAATATCTTTGCAGGTGGATCAGGCTCAGGCAAGTCACTTGTGATGATGAACATTGCACTGAACTGGGTACAACAGGGATTGCATGGTGTGTACATCACGCTGGAGTTGAGTGAAGAACTCACAGGTTTGCGTACAGCGGCTATGTTGACAGACATGAGCACCAAAGACATTCGACGCGACAAAGATGCGGCAGCAATCAAGATCAAAATGATTGGACGCAAAGCAGGTAGTTATCAGGTCAAAGCATTGCCGGCACAAAGCAACATCAATGACATACGTGCGTTTTTGAAAGAATATCAAATCAAAACAGGGCACAAAGTAGACTTTATCATGATTGACTACTTGGACTTGCTGATGCCTGTGAGTGCCAAAGTCAGCCCCAACGACTTGTTTGTTAAAGACAAGTATGTGAGTGAAGAATTGCGTAACTTGGCCAAAGAACTGGGCATATTGATGGTAACTGCGAGTCAGTTAAATCGATCGGCTGTGGAAGAAATTGAGTTTGATCACAGTCACATTTCAGGTGGTATATCTAAAATCAACACAGCAGACAATGTGTTTGGTATCTTTACTTCACGTGCTATGAAAGAGCGTGGCAAGTATCAGATACAGTGTATGAAGTCTCGGAGCTCGACCGGCGTTGGTCAAAAAATTGATTTGGAGTACAACATTGAAACAATGCGCATTACTGACGAAGGTGGAGAAGATGGAGATCAATACTCCAAGAAACCATCAACATCAATCATGGATTCGATCAAAGCCCGCAGTCAAGTTACCCCGGCTGCTACAAGTGAAGATACGCCACCATGGGAAAGCCCGACCCCTGGTGTAGACGTTGCCAAAGTATCAGGCGATGTGCAAAGTGCCAAACTCAAACAACTGCTTGGCAAGATCAAAACTGGTTAAGCCGCAGTAATCACAGCAGTCCAAGTAGTAATACCATTAGTGTTGACATACATGCGATCGTTTGTGGTGCTACCATCAGTGCGTAGATACAACGATCCCTTGGCCGCAGTTAAAGTAGGTACACCTGAACCAAAGAACACGCCAAGATTGGCAGTGCTTGACAACTTGTAACCAGCACCAGTTGTGCCACCTGCAGGTACAGCAGTGCCTGATAGTATAGTAGCATTGCCCACAGCAGATAGCACAGCACTTGACAACACATTGCCACCAGTGACGTTGCCACTTAAACTTGCAGTGGTACCAGTGTGAGTGATAGCATTGACGTTAGCACCGCCTAATACATTACCACCAGTGATATTGCCAGTGACTGATATCAGCCCGCCGGTTAATAAGTTGCCCCCGATGACATTGCCGGTTCCTGTTACATTACCAATGCCATAATTGATATTGCCACCAGTGATATTGCCAGTAACTGAAACCAGTCCTCCAGTTAGTATATTTCCACCAGTGATGTTGGCTGCACTGGTTATAGTAGATGTTGCAGAAATTAATCCACCAGTTAAAATATTACCGCCAGTGACGTTGGCTGTGGCACTCATTATACCTGAGGATTTTAAATTGCCTGCTTGTATGTTTGCAGTTGTGGTGATATTTGCTGTGAGATTGATTGCACTAACAACGTTACCGCTGAGACTTAACCCTGCAACATTCAAATTGCCACCCGTGATGTTGCCTGTGGCACTGACTACACCAGCAGTATTGATGTTACCACCAGTAACGTTGGAAGTAGCACTAACAAAACCTGATGTAAGCAAATTGCCAACAGTGGTATTACCTGCAAAGGTGTTACCAGTTGCTACGATGCTACCAACAATATTGCCACTCACATACAAATTACCACCAATGCCAACGCCGCCGCTAACAATCAATGCCCCAGATCCACTACTACTACTCACTGTAGTATTGGCAATAGTCACAGGATTTGTATAGTAACTTAGCGGACGATTTAAATCAAACAATGTAATAATTGTACCAGCATCAGAAGTCACAAACCCAAATTCAAATATGCCAGTGGTTGCAAAAGTAATCACATTGCCCGAGTACCCTTGAACACCTGTTGTTCCTACACTTACCGCTGCCGGCAATGTCAGTGTGAGGCCAGCAGTGCCTACTATAACCTGTACACGCAACATGCCCACAGATCCAGATTCTGGAAAGTTAGTAAAACTCAAACTAACATTACCGGCCATGGCAATGGTTTGATAATGCCCAGCACTGTAGTCAATGGCAATTGATCCTGAAGTGGCCGCAAGCACCACTTGTGTGGCTGAAAAATCTTGTATTTTAGCAGCATAGATAAGATTGTCTGCCATGTTGTTGTCTAACGTGGTACCTGTCAGTGCAGACTTTAGAAGCACTTTGCTTTGCAAATCGTTTACTTCGTCCTCTGCGTATTGAAAATTCTGTTTGATATTGGTAAAATTGTCACGCATGCCCTGCGTGTTATTACTGACGCCTGCTGTGGGGTAGAGTCCGTCTATGTTATTGGGATTGATCTGACTAGTCATACTGGTTCCTTGTATTAGATATTTATTGCAACGGCAATTCCGCTAAATAATCCAAAGGTCCTTGAGCAAATGCAAAAGAAAACTAAAAGTATATTAGAAGAACTGGACAGCCTGTACATAGAACGTGATCGCAGAGCCATCATAGAAACTCGCGCCAGCAACCTAATCGAAACAGCCATTCGTTTGCTGGAACAAATTGACAGTGAATTTCCTGCTGACCAAGCCGAAAACCTGCAACGTAAATTGTTAAATGCAATACGTCATAGAGATACTGGCAAGTTCTCAAGGTCTGTAAGGAGAACCAATGCAGATATTTGAACTTACCCAAAAACGCAAACTCAACGAGTACGATCCCAGTAGATCGCCACCTGGCACACCTAATTACGCCACAGGAGTTGGGCCTGGGGTAAAACCACAGATGACAGTCACGCCTAAAACGACAGGTACCTCGACTGCACCTGCTCCAGTTGCGCCTGCTCCAGCGACCCCAAATTTTGGAACTGGTGTAGGACCAGGAGCAAAATCACAGATGACTGCTACGCCCACGGTTCAGAGTTCCCCAAGTGCAAACGCACCCGCAACTCCACTTGCTACACCATCTGGTGGCCCCAATTATGGAACTGGTGTAGGACCAGGCGTAAACTCACAGATGACTGCTACACCTACAGCGCAGGGATCTTCTGCTATAACTCCTGCTCCAGCACCTGCTCCAGCACCTGCTCCAGCACCTGCTCCAGCACCAAGTCAACCTACATACAATGTTCCGTTGGCCAAGGTACCTGCTACAAATACAGCCATGCCATCAAACATGTCAACCACTGGATCTCCTGTTGCTGCAACTCCTGCACCCGCCCCTGCACCTATAGCGGGAGTTGATCCAGCACTAGCGGCGGCCGGCAAGGTTAAAATGACTGGGCCACAAGGAAGAAAAGCCAACATAGGT